TGACTCTAAAGATTTATTTACATCTTTACCAGCAGTATTGTTGAAAATCTCTTTTATTTTATTGTGTAATTCAGAGGCGGCGGCAGTAACATCATCAGCTTCTAATCCAACACTTAATTTTATATCTGTTGTTGCCATTATTCACCTCCACCCTTATTCCAAAGTTCATTAAATAATTCTTCTGCTTCTTCATCTATATTATTAGTATTCCAAATAAAATATTCTGGATTTTCTTGTCTAAATATACGTTCGTGCTTTTCCAGCTTTTTACCTCTTACTATTTTATCACGAATACTTACAATAGTAGATAGTAAAGACTCGCCAACAGCAGAATAATATCCCATGAATGTCCACCAGTGAATATAAGGCTCTGCACGAACTTCTTTATTTGCTACCTTATTTATAGCAGAACATATTATTTGAGAATCCTGTTCCCAATCAATCAATTTGTGATTCATCTTTTTACCGATACTTTGGGAACGTCCGCAATTAAAAAAATCAAACATCTTAGTTGCGGCTTCTTCTAAATCTTCAAATTTATTTATATCGGCAATACAATTAATATCCTCATAAAAAATAATGAGACTACAGAATAATCTTTCGTTTGAATTGAGACTTGCATCCTGCAATGCACTGAAACAATCCAAGACCATTCTGTAGTCTCCCTTATTTCGTATTCGATACTCTGTACTGCCGACTGTTATTGTAGTCGGTATTTCGTACATATTACTTACCTGTATATTTACTGGTATGAGACTTCATACGTGCTGACATTTCGCCAAATTCAGCTTTAATACTATCCGAGTATAAGCCAAACAGCGTATCCATGATTATTTCAAAAATAAATTTTCCTGCAACCATGTTATACAGCGGCTTACCAAAAGAACAAGTTTTTGCAATATCTGAATCAAATATATAATTCAGAATATCACACATTTCTGTATTAATGTTATCAAGAGCATCCATATACTCACCGAGAGTTTTAATATCTGAATCTTCATCAGATTCAGTTTCAAAACCTTTCATACCAAGGGCTTGTAATCTCGGATAAGATTCTCTTAAACGGTTAAGAACACCTAAATCACTAATATCTAATTCAATAATTTTTGAATCATCACCGTTGATTCTAAACTGTTCTTTTTTGGAAATATTAAGCTGAATATCAGTTACATTAGTTTTCTTCTTTGTCCCCATTTTTATTCTCCTTTAAAAATATTAAGCCGCCGCAGTAAATGTAAAGTCATCAGATAACTTATCAACTGTACCTAATGTAATATCATTGGAGAGATATACAGAAATAGGCATATTGACATTAGTATCTCCACCAATGCTGTTATATGCAATGGTGCAATTAACCTGCTTTTCAGCTTCATATGCGCCAGCGGCGCCGGCAAAAGCTGTAATTATATAAATAGTAAACTGAGATAATTCCTCAATAGCATTACGCCTACGAATATCGTTCAGTTTTGCCGCAAGTTCAGAACCACCCAGAATAAGATACGGGTCGAAATCCTGCTGAGGCTGAGTTCTGTTAACATCAGTATAGTTGATACCAAGAATATCAGTAGTAGTCTCAATATCAGCATTATACTCAATACTGGAATCTTCTGTTCTACGGCCCAGAACTTCACGTTTCTCAGTAGAGCCCTCTGTCCACTCCGCTACAGTAATAAGCAGTTTACGAGGTGCACGCTGATGTGTGGGTAAATTAATAGGAGAAACAGGCATTATTCTTTACCTCCAAAGTCTTTTACTTATGTCTATATACTCTATCTGAATAGTTGTACTATAGACCGCTAAATTAGGTTCTGTTTGTTCATCTATGCCATCAAATGTTGGCTCATCAGTTGTTGGTAAAATACTTTCTACTATACAATCTTCGCCAAAATTTGGAAAGTTTTGTAACTCATTTTGTTCTTTTATCCACTCAATTAAACCTTGAATATCTGTCATATCAGATATATTTTCATTAGGATAATTGGGTAATTTTACAACTGCAATATCAGCAGTTGATTTAAATGTAGTTATAGTAAAAGTATATATCTTTCCAACACTGCCGTCAATATAATGTGTATTTGTATATCTGTCATTAGATACTGTTAAAAACTGATTGGTATTATCTTCTGCATTGATGAAATTGAAATATAAAGGACTATTTAAAATATTAGGGCAGTTGATTAAATAATCAATAACCGCTTGATGCTTATCTACCATTTTTTATTTAATCTCCTTGCTCTTGCTTTCATTACACGAGTGGCCTGTTTACTAAATCTTGCTTTGCCACCACCCTTGAACGCTTCTTCCATCCAGTGATGGGTTGTATCAGGTTCCGAATATCCAAACCTCCAACCCATCCATTCACCTGGGACGCCGAGTTCGCGCTCAGATGGTGTTTTTTTCATACCTTTTACTGAACGCCAAGCTACAATACTGCTCGATTTACTGCCTTTATCATATGACCAAATTTTTATATTTGGCTCATATACTATACCCTTATATTGATAGTGCGCGTATGGTGTTTCATAAACAACGCCGCTTGGTAACACCCTTGCATGATCTCGTAAATTACCTGTATCCATAGGTACAAATGGCTCAACAAATTCTTTGAGTTTTTTATGCACCTCACGCATAGTTTCTTTATCACTCATTACAGCTAATAGCCGTTTACGAACTGAACCACTACGTAAGTGCGGATTTATTAGTATGTAACCATGTTTAATAGCCATTATTTACCACTCGTATAGTAATGCTCATTACCCCTACCACCACCGGTATTATTAGCCCAAATTCTAATCTCCATACAACCTTGTAAATCTTTGTATTTCTTTTTTAAATCTGTTGACCGCATACCAGCAGTGTATTCATCAATCTCATCGTCTACTTCACCTTTGACTATAATATCACCTGCGCCAAGAGTGAAATAATTATGCATTTCATCATTAGGCTTTTTTATCCATAAATGCTTTTCCAAAAAAGCGTCGTCTTTTCTGATTCTACAGATAATATCATCAGTTTTTAATACAACTTTACCTATAGTTATTTCATTACCCTCATCTCGCCAAAAAGCATTGTGTACAACATGACGATACCATTTAACTATGTTAGTTTGAGGGTCAGTAAACTTATTATAGATTGTTACTGTTGTATCCCACCAAGAACCAAAACTATTCACCCGGATATATACCTCGATAAAGAACTTTATGGCCTAATGAATCTCGTATATCTTGCAAATACATTTTAATTGCAGAATTTAGTTGACTTTGAATAACTCGTACTGCCATATTGCCTGTAATAACATTGTATGTTGCAGATACTCCATCATTACTCTGATGCGCCATAAGACCAGCTACAACATTACCATCTTCATCTACAGCATCTACAAGCATTACCTTCTTCTGTTTGTCTAATAATTCTATTAGCTTAAACATACAACGCTTTACCGCTTCTGGCATTTCTACACCACGTTCAGCGTCTTTTTTAAGTCTACTAAATGTCCACCAATCAATTTGTGACCTTGCTTCAAACTCTAATTGTTCAAAGGCGGATTCAGACATTTCTTCTCCGCCCATATGAGAATATTCATCATAAGTCAGATACATATCTGAATCCGCCTTTCTAAATTATTATCCAAGAGACTTAATCTGAGCAATCGGAATCGCTTTCAGGCTGATGTACTTCTTGTTACCACTACCACCGGTATTAACAAGTTCCCAGTTACTGCCATCTGCGAGTTCTGCATCGGTAGGAGACAGCGTAGAAACATTGTTCATGGTGAAACTGATACCGTAAGGAGACCAGCACTTTCTCTGACGATTGTACAGAGTATCTTGACCACCATTAGTCTTAGGGTCACGAGACATTTCAGCAGGAACTTTTGCACCACAGTTGGTGTACTCAATAGCACCATCGCCGAACAGATAAGTAGTATAGACGGGGTCATCACCAGTTGTATTAACAGGCATAGAGTCATCAATAAGAACTAACTTACCATTAATAGTACCCATTCCTGTATCTCTCTGCATACCATTTGCATCATTGTACTTTAAGTATGTGAGCAGATTCATGTTTTCAAGGTTAGTGGCTACAGCAGAGTGCATAATAGCAAGGGAGAATTTCTGCTTGTGGTCACCACACGCTTTTTGAATAGCAGTATTGATAGTAGTAGCATCCATATGGCCGGTTTGACCTTCGGTATTTGTTACAGCAGTAATATCGTGAGTGTGAGAGTTAACAAACTTTGTACCCTCGGTATCGCTCATTGCAAAAATACCTTGCAGAATAGCGATAATAGTAGCTTGGTCAATTTCATCCCAATACTCAGAAACTTGCTGTGCTACGTTCTCCATGAAATCTACGCCACCAGTGATGTCGTAGGAGAAGTCCTTCTCGGTCCACGCTTGGGCACGACCAACAACAACACGAGAATGACTGAAAGTTTGAGTGTTTTGAGCCGTAATGTCGGTCACACCATCGTAGTTAAGCGGAATAGAACCGCTGATAAGACCTTTCAGAGGAGTAGTAATATAGTTACCACCAACTTGGTCTCTCATAGCACCGGCTAAATCTTGACGGGAGACAATAGCACGGGATTTTAAAAGTTCATTCAGCTTAGTATTCGGAACACGGTCAACGTACTTCTGGAATACTTCGCCGTTAAAATATTTCGCATTAAACTGCGGTTGTCCAATATAGCTGGGAGCAGGCATAATTTACCTCTTTCTATAAATTAAAAATTGAATGGTTGGTCTGGATGTTCATTAGCCCACTGCATCATCTGAGTAAGTGTAGGTTTTGCGGGTTCAGGATTAGTAGTAGGCTGAACAAATGTAGGTGTAGGATTAGTCGGCGCTGGTGTATTTGTAACAAAGGATTGAGCATTTTCTTGTTTATACACAGCTAAGAAATCAGATGCACCGATAATAGTATCATTTTCCATTGTGAGATTTTTTGCTTTCATTTGAGCAATAAAATCTCGTTTTGCGGCGGGACTTGTAAATTCTAAACCATTAGCAAAATCTTTCAC